ATCTGTACTCCTAATTTTACACACGAAGTTATAGCACGAACAGTTGCTCGTGTTAGTAAAATAGTTTTTATTGAAAAACCAGGTTTAATTGACAGTAAATGTTGGCAATGTCTAGTAGAAGATTTTCCTGAAACACGCTTCATGATGGTTAAAAACAATATGTGGCGTAATAATATTGCAGACTTGCTAGAAAAAGCAAATCACGCAAAACAAGTACATATTCGCTGGGTTAGAAAAAATTGCATACCTAGTCCAGGTAGTTGGTTTACTACTCGAAAATTAGCATTTGGAGGTGTTAGCAGAGATTTAATGCCGCACTTACTGAGCCTTTATATTGCTATGAATCCAAACTGGCGTAAAGAAACAGTAACTGGAAAACATTCATTGCAACTTCATAATCTTGAAAGCATTGATAGTACCGAATACGGGACCGTGAACCCTAACGGAACGTATGACGTAGATGATCGTTGTCATTTACTGTTTGGTAGTAAGTGGACTTTAGTTGCAGATTGGCGAACTATGAAAGAAGAAGATAGTTCTATTATATTCATTATGAAAGATACCAGTGTACAACGATTTGAATTAGGTTGGTGTCCAGAAGAAGCATATCATAACATGATTGTTGATGCCGTTTCAAACCTAAATAATGATGTCTACTGGAAAAATCAGTTTGAACAAGATTTTTGGATACACGAAAAAATAGAAAAACTATGACACGCTGTTTACAAACAACTGGACAAGGTTATTTTGAAGAAGTAACATACGATGTTCCACCACTAACTGAAGACGAAATTTGTGTTCGTGCAGTAATGACAGGTGTGTGTCGTAGTGACATTGATATGATGCAAGGTAATTTTGGACCTTTACCTCTTCATATGCAAGGACACGAAGGTTTAGGACAAGTAATTGGCATTGGTTCTAATATTACCAATGTAACTTTCGGCGATTATGTTGCTACACGTGGTGAACCTGCGTATGCAGACATTTATAATGTACGCAAAGATGAATATGTACAAGTGCCAGAAGCGCATCCACGTTATATTATCGAACCAGTAGCATGTGGTATTAATGCTGTAGACGTTGCTGATGTTTCTAGACAAGATAAGATACTGATTATTGGCAGTGGATTTTTAGCTTGGGTTGCTTATCACACATTAACTAAATTTAAACACTGTGAAAACGTTGATGTACTAGGTTCTAGTAATATTGACCTATGGGGAGATATACTACTATTTGGTACAACTGAAAGCTATGATGTTATTATTGATCTTAGTGGAAAATACGAACTAGGACTAGACATTGGTCTAAATAATAACGCATTAATTGTTGATGCTGTTGGCAAAGCTGTATCAAGAGCAGAAGCAGAACAGCAACTTTGGAGAGCTGTTACTACTATTAAACCAAGTCCACGTAATCCAAATTTTCATCAGTGTATGAAAGATGCTGTATGGATGATTGAAAACGGTTATCTAAATGTTGATTCTTTTTGGACTAGAGGTTATAATCGTGATATAGAGTGGCAACAGGCATTTGCGGATGGTGTGGATCGTCCAAATGGCTACAGCAGAGGTTATATTAAATGGGATTGAATACAGAAGAACGGCAAGGTGTAGTTTATTTCACAGGCTATGAAGTAGAACATACTATTGCCTACGGAATGTACACACTATTTGTAGTTGGTACTCCTCCGCTAGATGAAATTCTACAATGGGCAGAACATTGTCAAGTCAAACAAATTTACTTTGGAACTAGTCAAAGTTTCAAACCTAAAAGCATTTCACACGCAGAATACAAACCGTGGGACGATGTTATCCTTGGATGCTTAAAAGCAGGATACTGGGTTGCGTTAGACTTTGGTGTTGAACACATCGAAGGTGTTATCGAATCTGGCTATTCCGAATATGAAAAATTTATTCCTATGATTAGTGTTAAGTTGCCGTACATTAATCAATTAAACTACAACGCAACGCTCAAACTAGATGATAAGACATGGGGTGCTACAAACCCAGGTGTTTGGACTCATCACTTACACAGCCTAATGGGTAAAGATAAATTTACCTATTGGGATCAATATACTCAAGATTCAGAAATAACACCAAATGATAATTAAACAAGATATTAGACCAAACAAAATGATATGGGTCACTTTCCAGAAGGAAGGTATTCATAAATACCCTGCAGCACTTACAGATCCAAATCTAGCTACAGGAGACGAATATGACGTATCGTTTTTGGGTTACCCTCATCGCCACATTTTTCATTTCAGGGTGTGGATCAGTGTGCAACACGATGATAGGGACATCGAGTTCATCCAATTCAAACGATGGCTCATATCGTTGTATAATGGTCAGGGTGCCGTTTTAAGCCTTGATCATAAAAGTTGTGAGATGATGTCAGAAGATTTATACAACATCATCGCACTAAAGTATCCTAACCGAGAGGTTTGGATTGAAGTCTCCGAAGACGGAGAAAATGGTTCATTTATCAAGTACTAACTATAAAGAGGCTGCAATGGCTAAAAACTATAACGATATCAATTATTTTGAAACTCGTCCTGACATCGTCAAAATTTTTGACGACCTAGATTCATTCCGTAATTATTGCCGTATGGAATTAGTTGAGTTTAATGAAGCTCATCTCTACAACAGAGAAAGTTGGGTTTGGCGGAACTATGAAAAAAGTACACGCCCTCGTAAGCCATGGAACGGCGAAAAGAAACAATGGAGTGGCGAAAGAAAGCCCTATCAAGGTAATAAGCCACGTTATAATCAATGACAGTATTCTTAATTGATTTAGAAGCTGTAGAGACAAGGTACACGGGTCAATGGAAGACTCATGTACCTGCTCTCTTAAAGAAAAGAGGACATGATGTTCAAATTATCTCTGGTCCTACGGACATTCCTAGTGCCACTACTCCTGGCGCCTTTCTTAATTTTGGTGGGACTAACATATACAAGTCTAGTCAAGTTGAGCAGATGGGCAGGTTATTTTGTAACGGAGCCGTTCATCCCGGCGATCACTTTATTTTTACTGATGCTTGGCACCCGGGTATCATAAACTTAAAGTACATGAGTGAGTTGCTGGGTATTCCAGTAACTACACATGGCCTATGGCATGCTGGCAGTTACGATCCACAAGACTTCTTAGGTCGACTAGTTGGCAACAAGCCTTGGGTTAGACACGCAGAAAAATCTTTCTTTGCGGCATTTGATCACAATTATTTTGCTACTACTTTCCATATTGATATGTTCCATCATAATCTACTAAATGACGGGCTTGTTGAAAATCCTTGGGAAGAGGAAGATAAAGCAGATATGCTAGAGTCTGGCAAATATGTACGCACTGGGTGGCCTATGGAGTATATGGAAGATACATTAAAAATGTATAAGAATATGCCCAAGCGTAATCTTATTCTTTTCCCACATCGCATCGCACCCGAGAAGCAAGTTGAAATTTTTCGAGATTTAGCTACACACTTACCGCAGTATGAATTTGTAGTGTGTCAGGATCAACAACTAACAAAAAATGAATATCATAACTTGTTAGGCGAAGCAAAAATAGTGTTTAGTGCTAACTTACAAGAAACTTTAGGCATTAGTTGTTATGAAGGTGCGGTAGTTGACGCTATTCCTATGGTTCCAGATAGACTTAGTTACACAGAGATGTATTACGAAACCTTCAAATATCCAAGTACTTGGACTGAAGATTTCAAATCATACCAAGCAAGTAGACCATTTTTAGTTAGTAAAATTATGCAATATATGGAAAACTATACTAAATTTGTACCTACTGTGCATAAACAATCGAGAGATTTACATGAACATTTCTTCAGCGCCACAGGACTACTCAATAACATCAAGTAGTAGTTCGGATACTATTACAATTGATTTATCATCGTTGAATACAGCTTCGGCTAGTACTATTACACTAACAGGTGGAGGATATGATATTGGAAATTTATCAGGAACTAGTATTGGCACTATTGTTGTCGATGATCTAAGTTCATATCAAAATATCTGGACTGTTAGTAATGAAGAATTTATAAACTGTTTTCCTACATGGGACAGAATACAGGATATGTGTAAAGAATATCCAGGATTAAAAATAGCCTACGAAAAATTTGTAACAACATATAAACTAGTAAAGGACGATTATGATACTCCAAAAGATCAAAGACCTAAGCCTTAATTGGTTAGAGAGTCATGACCGTAAACGTATAATTATGGATCGTCAATGTAACGAACCATTACTAACTCGTTACTATTTGTTTTTAAAGAATCGTAATCGTTTTCCATTTAATATATTCCTACACAAATTTCACAAAGGCGATCCCGGTGATGTACATGATCATCCTTGGCCTTACTTTACACTAATTTTAGCAGGTGGTTACTACGAATGGGTTTTAGAAAATAATCAAGAGGTTCGTAAATGGCGAGGGCCTGGACATTTCCGTTTTTGTAGTGCCAATAGCTATCATCGAATTGAATTAAAGGAAGGTGTAACACCTTGGACCTTGTTTATGCCTGGTCCGCAAACGAGAGAATGGGGATTTCTCGTCAAAGATAGATGGATTCATAATGAGCTATACTTACACAACAAACAACACAACAGCTAATAACAGCACAATCACACTGACAGGTGCAGGACTTGGAGGAACAGTTGGTACTAGCAATATTACACTAAATGGCGGTAGCCACGTTTATACTACTACTAGTACCGGGACGTCTGGGCAGATTTATACAACTACAGGTACTAACGGTGTAACTTGGGCTACTCCAAATGAGCATGTAATGGTTATCAAACAAAGCCCACCTGAACTAGAAGTTAAAGGGCGATTAGTATTAAACGGACAAGACTTAGAAGAAAGATTACGAACAATTGAAAAAGTATTGACTATTCCTGAGAGAGATGTTAAACTAGAGAAAAAGTATCCAAAGCTAAAAAAATTACATGACGAATACATTGCGGCTTTGGGTAAGTATAGGACATTTGAAGCAATTAAAGGAGATGAAGATGGAACTGCATGAATCAGTTAAAGATTCTTATAAAGAAATGGTTATTAAAGAAAACGCAGGGTATAGAGTGCGTTTAGAAAAATGGGAAGTCATAAATCCCAAAGGACTTTTTAATCTCAATGTTATTCAAGAAAGTTTGAAAGACGGTAAAGTTGCCGATAGCCAAACATATAATTTCTTTATGACTAAAGAAGAACTTCAAACATTAGCCTACGGGTTAACTGCATGAAGAAAGTTTACTACACTTGGAAACAAGTAGAAGGTGCTTGTTTAGAAATTGCCAGACAAATGAACGCCCATTACTGGCGACCTGATTACATAGTTGGTATTGGGCGAGGCGGATTAGTTCCTGCAAATCTTATAAGTCAATATACAGGAATTAAAATGAACAGTCTTGATATCAGTTTACGAGATGGCGGAGATTGTGTTAGTAATCTTGGCATGGCAGAAGATGCGTTCAATGGTAAAAATATATTAATAGTTGACGATATAAATGATCAAGGATCAACTATTAATTGGATTAAAAAAGATTGGCCGAGTGGTTGTTTTCCCAATGATCCTAAATGGAACTACATCTGGGGAGATAGCGTTAGGTTTGCAGTTTTAACACATAATATGTCTAGTCAAGTTAAGGATATAGATTATAGTGTCTGGACTGTTAATAAAGCAGAAGAGGACTGTTGGTTAGTTTATCCTTGGGAGGAATTTTGGTTATGATTATAAAATCTATTTTTAAATTAATTATCGGAATTGTACTAATAGTAGCGGTTATAATTGTTGGACCATTACTTGGTATTTGGTCTTTAAACACACTATTTCCTGTTTTAACTATACCGTATACATGGGAAACCTGGGCAGCGTTTTTATTACTGTTTGGTAGTGCAACTGGATTACGATTTGGTAGCAGGAGAAAAGAATGACTTCAGAAAGCGAATTGACTATTCAAGCATTAAAAGAAAAACTAATTAAAGTTGAAGAAGACATGCGAGAATTGCAATCGCAAGGAGATGCAAGTCGAAAGTTTGAAGTCTTGAGCGAATATAAAAACTATCTGGAAGACGAAATAAGAGTGCTAAAAAATGAGCAACGTGAACAAAAATCCTGATTGCACTATAACTGTATTATGGGATAACCAAAATGGTTTTTGGTGGAACGAAACTTGTGCCATGGTTTTAGAAGTATTTGGATTGCCTGGTGACAGATACGAATCAAAACCCAATCACGATTTTATGAGTTTTACTTTTAAAAATAAAAAGGACGCAGATTTATGCAAGATTCTACTCTCAGAGAGAATATAGAAATTGGGGTAGTAATAGTAGCCGCTATTTTTGCTTTCTTAGTGATGTTTTTCTTTGCTCCAAAAAAAGGCGACGGCATTAAAATTGACTGTACTTGGAGTGAAATTAGTCCAGATTTTACAAACGAAATGCGCCAAGCGTGTCGTCAAGCTCGAGCACAAAATTTTCAAAAAGATTTACAAAAACCTAAATAAAGTGTATACTTAACAAATAAGGCGATCCACCGCCCTAACTCGGAGAATAAATTGACAAAAGCAGAATTTAAACCAGATCCTATTATCAACACACCGGTTGATAAAGAATTTGTTCCAGAAACATTTGAAGACAAATACGTACCTTTGCCGCAAAAAGTTTATGTAAAAGCCGGCGAAATGATGAGCGATAAAGGATACGAAGAAACTTATCTAGCAGATGCTATTCGTTTTAAAATGAAACGTGATAAAAAACGTTTCTGGGCTGGAGATAATATCAGTGAGTATATTCTTGACGAAAGAATGAAAGAACAGCTAATTGACGAAGCTACCGATGCTTTTGAAACTGTATTAGACAGACTGTTAATTGATCGTGAAAACGATCCTAATAGTCAAGGCACAGCACGTCGCCTAGCTAAAATGTACTTCAACGAAATTATGGCAGGGCGATATGAACCGAAGCCAGACGCAACAGCGTTTCCAAATGATTCGGAGGACCGCTACGAAGGCATGTTGGTTGTACGCAGCGAGCTTCGTTCTATGTGTAGCCATCATCATCAGCCTGTTACTGGTGTTGCTTACATTGGTATCATTGCGGCTCAAAAACTTATTGGCTTATCTAAATACACACGTATTGCACAATGGTGTGCCCGTCGAGGAACTCTACAAGAAGAACTCTGCAACGACATTGCTAGAGAAATTGAACGTGCGACAGGAGCAAAAGATCTAGGTGTATATATTCAGGCAACACACGGTTGCTGTGAGAATCGTGGTATTATGGCACATTCTAGTCTAACACAGACTACTGTACTTAAAGGTGCTTTTAAAGATGATATGGGTACTAAGAAAGAATTTATGGATAATATTAAAATGCAACAGGAGTTTGCACCGCGATGAACGATAATCAATTACAAGAACTATACGATAACTATTTAGAATTTACACAACAAATGTGTTCAGATCATAACCCAATGGCTGTTGCGGCAATTATGATGACACAAGCATTATCAATATATAAAACTTCTATGAATGATGAAGAATACAATCTTATGGTAGACAGTATTTCTGCACATAGAAGTCAAGTCAAAACTTTTGAAAGGCCTACAATGCAATGAAAATTCAAATTCCAGCAGAAGGTATTTTAAAAACAAACGATTGGGGCGATACTAAAACTTATCGTGTAACTTGCGAATGTTCTAATCCAGATTGTGACCATAACGTTTGGATTGAAGCAGACGATCATAATGTAGTAGTCACTGTTTATACTACAACTAGAACAAACTTTTGGTCAAAGGCACGATGGCAACATATCTGGACTTTGTTACGAAAAGGTTATGTTGATACAGAATCGGCAATCTGTCTAAAAGAACAAAGTGCTTTTAATTATGCACATACACTCTTGAATGCTATCGATGATGTAAAAAAGTTCAAACAAGAACGCAAAGAAAAATCTGCTACTGCTAAACTAGCAGAACAAGGAGACTGTGAATGAATACAGCTAAAGACATAGCAGATGAACTTTTTAGAAAAATGAAATCTATGCAGAAATTTCAAATTAAAAGAGATGTGCCAGAAAATTGGATTCCAAACGGTCGTGTGCCATTTGATATTCACATAAAAAATGGTGTCGCTACATTTGATGTATATGCAGAAAGTTATATTGATGCAGAAGATCAAATAACACAATATTTGGAACAAGATGATGAGTAAAATTAAAATAGCAGAATTATTTTATAGCGTACAAGGCGAAGGACGGTACATGGGTGTTCCGTCTGTTTTCTTACGTACATTTGGTTGCAACTTTAAGTGCGCTGGCTTTGGTATGCCTAAAGGTCAATTGAGCACAGAAGTTGAAGCAATAGCAAACAGAATTTCAGAATTTAAACAGTATGAAGAACTTCCATTGGTATCTACTGGTTGCGATAGTTATGCTAGTTGGGACCCACGTTTTAAGGACCTTAGTCCTATGCTTACAACAGACGCCATCGCAGATAGAATTGCGGAGATATTGCCCTACAAAAAGTGGGAAGACGAACACTTAGTTATTACAGGCGGTGAACCGTTACTAGGTTGGCAACGTGCTTATCCTGATTTGTTAAGTCATCCTAAAATGGCAGATTTAAAAGAAATTACGTTTGAAACAAACGGAACTCAAGAATTAACAGAAGAATTTAAAGATTATTTAATACAATGGCAAATGCCAGACTTTGATAAAAATAGAGAAATTACATTTAGTGTCAGTGCTAAACTAAGCTGTAGCGGTGAAGCAAGGCATGAGGCTATCCGGCCAGAAATTGTTTGTTCATATCAAGACGTTGGCTACACATATCTTAAGTTTGTTATAGCAACAGAAGAAGATGCAGAAGAAGCAATTGAAACCGCAGATATCTATCGCGAAAACGGTTTTACAGGCCCTGTTTATCTTATGCCTGTTGGAGGTGTTGAAAGTGTGTACACCCTAAATAATCGTCGTGTAGCAGAGCTTGCGATGAAAAACGGATTGCGCTACAGCGACAGGCTACAAGTACCATTATTTAAAAATGAGTGGGGAACATAATGAAACAATTTATTAAAAAAATCTTTGGTATTGATAAAATTGAAGAAGCTAAAGCTAAAGCCGAGCAACTAGAAAAAGAAGCTGTAGAACGAGCTGCTGAAGCTATGCGAGAAGCCGAAAAAGCAAGGCAAGCAGAAGAACTAGCAAAACTTAGTCCTAAAGATCGTGCTACTAAAAAAGGCGAACCGTGGGTAGCTGTATTAGATACTAAAGTAAACAAAGATAATGTACGCAATGGTTTCTTTGAATTAGATTGGAACGAACACTTTATCACTGAACTTAAAAAATCAGGATACGGATTTGACGGTGATCCGGACGAAGAAATTGTTGATCGTTGGTTTAGAGATTTAGCAAGAAATATGTTAGCTGAAGAAGGCATATCAGAGCCTGAACGTGTAGGTGCAGGGTTTATCAACGTAACTAAACTTGCTGGCGGAAAAGCATCCATAGAATGAAAATTGTAGAAAATAACGAATACATAGATCAATACGATTTTTCATCTTTGATAAATCAAGATGACAACAAAGAGATCATGCGTGTCTCTAAAAAAATAATTGATTCTGGCGAATACTTTACAAATAGTCCTAAATTTCAAACCAAACAAAATTTGTTTGCAAGACCTGAACCAGTCTTTCTTAAAATGCGTCAAAGTTTTATATATTCGTGTTTTATGTTTTTGGGTCGAGAAGTTCGAATTAAAAATATAATGAGCTGGGTTTTCATGACAAGTGCCAAAGATTGTGAAGATCGAAATAACATGTGGCACAATCATCATATCAACAATAACAACGACACTACCGACACCTTAAGCGGTGTTTGGTATGTATACATTCCGGTTACTTCAAACCCAGATGTTACAGGTACCGAATTTGCAATGGATTATCCAAAGTTTAACGATACCTTTTTCTTAAAACCAAACAACTTGACTTGGAACGTATATCCTAGTAAACTGTGGCATAGGCCCGGTATCACAGACTCTGATGAGTACCGATTTGTTTTTGCTGCAGATATGGAATATTACAAATGACATACATTTTGGTTGATACAGCCAATACATTTTTTCGTGCTAGACACGTAGTTCAAGGCAGTGCTGACATTAAGTTAGGCATGGCTTTTCATATTACTTTTAACAGTATTAAAAAAGCATGGAATGATTTTAATGGTAGTCACGTAGTATTCTGTCTCGAAGGTCGTAGCTGGCGTAAGGACTTTTATAAACCTTATAAAGCCAACAGACAAGAAACTCGTGCGGCAATGACTATAAAAGAACAAGAAGAAGATAAATTGTTCTGGGAAGCATTTGACGAGTTTAAAAACTTTATTCAAGAAAAGACTAATTGTACTGTATTGCATCATCCACAGTTAGAAGCTGATGACTTAATTGCTGGATTTATTCAAAATCATCCAAAAGCAAATCATGTTATTATTTCAACAGACAGCGACTTTTATCAGTTAATTGCGCCAAATGTAAGTCAGTATAACGGTGTTCAAGAGCATCATATTACTCATGAAGGAATTTTTGATGCAAAAGGTAAACGTGTCAAAGACAAAAAAACAGGCGAAG